CTGAATTTACTTTTACTTTTCACAAACTTCCTTATGGTGGACCTGGCGGGAGTCGAACCCGCGTCCAGAATGCCTTCACTTTGAAGGGATTACAACAATACCGCTATTATACGGCATATTATTTAGCCTGTCTAGATTTTTGGCTTTCAAAACTAAATACTAGTATATTAACAAGCCGGGAGCGAATCGACTTTTAGTAGCGACCCCTTGAGAACATAATCCAAAAGGAGCGAAAAATGGCAGAAGAAAACAAACAAAGCGACAAAGGCGCATTTATAGAGAAACTACTGTTTGCTCTATTACCACTACTAATTGGTTCAACAGGATACTTGATCAGTGCTCTAGGAGCGATACAGCACGATGTGACTATTCTAAACCAGAAAGTAAGTCTAGTAGTGACCACAGACAACAAGCAGGCCAGCAACAGTGGTGCTGAACTAGCCCGTGAGAAACTGCGTCAAGATCTTGAAAAAGAAATCCAAAAGAACCGTGATGCTATCATGGAGAACCGTCAGCACATTGCTGTCTTGGAAGATAGACAGGGATTTGGTCCAAAGAAAATTGGCGCAATGAAGGAATAGTAACATGGCACTTATTGACTCAGTATTAAATTTAATCAACAAAACACCAAAAGATCCGGACGCACCAAAGCCACCAGTTGGCTCACGTAGCGAACGCGAAGCAAAGATCAAAGACAAAGCAGGTATGGTTATTTCTATATTTGCCTTAATCTTAGCTGTTAATAGTTGGTATGGTGGTAAGTTAGGCAGTACAGTATTAAACAATACTATTTCTGCTAATAACGTTTGGGCATTCTATCAAGCAAAATCTATCAAGCAAACTCTAACGGAGATGCGTTATGATGATGCCGTAGCCGCTAAGGATGCTAAGAAAGCCGAAGCCCTAAAAGCTAAGATTGAAAAATACGAAAGCGATCCAGAAACTGGTGAAGGTAAGAAAGAACTTATGGCAAAAGCTCGTAAGTTAGAAGCCGAACGCGATCAAGCTAAGAAAAGCACACCTTGGATTGGTTATGCTAACACACTATATCAATTGAGCATTGTTGTTCTATCTGCAAGTATACTAGCAGTTAGTATGAGTATGTTCTGGGGTAGCTTTTTTGTAGCAGGTCTAGGTTTACTTTTATCAGCACAAGGTGTGTTCCTCTGGTTCTAAGGAGCCAGGTGTGTGGATCCATTAACACTCTTTGCCCTAGCTAACGGAGCTGTCTCTGCAATTAAAGCTGGCTGTAAACTTTATAAAGATATAAAGGGTGCGGCCGGTGATGTCAAAGAAGTTCTTAAAGATCTTGATAGTCAATTTCATAATGCCTACGAAGCCAAAGGCAAGACACCTCCGCCGGCCGCAGTAAAACAATTAAACGAAGAAAAAGCTCGAGTAAGAGAACTTAATAAACAAGATAGCGGTGACATATATTTTGAGCTAGGCCAACAGCTAGGTATATTCTTTGACAATCAAGCAAAGTGCATTGCAGTGTTTGAAGAAGAAGACCGTAGGTCTTATCAAGTATATACTGGAACAGCATCAGTAGGTGCTAGAGCATTACAGCGAGTTCTAATGAAGAAAAAACTTGAGCAAATGGAAATTGATTTGCGAGAGTTAATGATATATCAGAGTCCTCCTGAACTAGGTGCTCTTTGGACTGAAGTACAAGAAACTTCTAGATTATTAAATGCAAGACAAGCAGTTGCATTAAAAAAACAAATCCAACTTAACCATATAAAAGAAGTAGAACATCGAAAATTAATGAACGCTATTAAAGGCTGGTCATACTGGGGTGTGGCAATTCTTTTTGTAGCAATTTTTATGGGCATTATGTTTGCCATGGTTGTAGAAGATCGAGTAAAAAAATATCCACATTTAGGAACTGAATGGACTCCTAAAACCGAACGTCAGCGTCAAGAAGAACGAGAACCTAAAAGGTACGTAGGTAGGTAAATATAGTAACACCCTTAGGACCGCACTAGTTGCGAGGGTAGGCGACTGCTGCCTTGAGATTGAACGATTCGCTACCTAGTAGATCTCTAAAGTGAGTTTTATCAAAATCTTTTTGCAATAAACTCAGCTTCTGGAATACGTGTATGTGTATTCTTACTAACCCTATCAATAATAACCAACGAAACATCATTTTTTATTTATTTTAGTAAATTCTTTAAGTATACCAACTATATCAGTTTTAATACTTTGCATTTCATTTCTAATATTTCTTTGATCTGCTCTAAATATTGTCCATATAATCCATAACACCAAGTATAACATAATTAACAATATTGATATAACAAATATTTTGTAAAACTCAATGTTAATGTATTCCATTTATTTCTCCTTAACCCAAAAGATACTGAATTAGAAAGTATTTACTTGTTGGTTTTAAAGATTTATACTACAGTGTTATTTTTCTTACAGTGTAAAAAAATTTACATGTAAAAAAATTTACACTTCTTCTTCATCATCAGTTGGAGGAACGTAAGGTGTATATAATTTTTGTGTTGTCGGAACTTCTCTAGCTTTAATAACGTTATTAGTCAATTGTGGGAATTGACGTTCTAGTTCTGCAATAACACCATCTTCAGGAGTTCCTGCTTTACGTAAGTCAAATGCTACATTAGCTATCTTTGGAATAATACGTCTATCTGTTACTCTACGTTGATCAGCAAAGCGAGTTGCCCAACCTAAAAAAGCTTCACGTTGTTTTACTTCTAGTGGCGCTTGCCCACTAGAAGTAGTTGTAAGTTTTGTATTACCTTGTTGCTTACGTTCAAAAGCACGTTTTTCTGCTTCGCGTAATAATGGGAAGAAATCTTTACCTAAATTAAACTGATGTGTTAAACGCTGTTCACTTGGTGTTTTAGCACACACTACCCATATCAATGTTCTGCCAGTATCTTTATCGATCCAATAAATTGTTGGGCGTTCACCAGAACCTAAGTTTACATCTAAATTAATTACATTTGCCAAATCCATTAGTAAATGTGGTTTTAATTTTTCGTATGTACCATTAGCATCAAACTTTACATATACTAGTGTTTCGTCGCCTGCAATACCTTTTTTCAAGTTAGCAAGAAAATGATGGATATAATCTGCTTCGCCTTTATCGTTTAGACTAGCCATACGTTCTTGCAATTTATGCCATGTAAATTCATACATCAAGTGTGACGCTTGTACACGTTTTTCAAAGGCTTTTTTGCCTGCTATTGTGTTTACTTTACCGCCTTCAATAAAGCCTGCAACTGTAATTGCTTCTGCCGCAAGTCCAGTATCTAATCCAATGATCTTGTAAAAATCTTCCCAACCTTCTAACTTGTTACCCGGAGCTTGATCGTACCATTTTGCACCCGCGGCTTTAACACTTAGGCTAAGACTCTTAATATTCTTTTCTTTAAGTTTTGGATCCATACCTTCGTGCCAAGCTTCGTTATCGCGACTTGCTTGAATATCTGTCTTTAGACCGCCGATACCGACTACAGCAATTTTAATAGGATCTCGCTTGTTGTTGTTTTTAAACAAACGGGTATATTTGTTAATGTCATTTTCTTCGTTAACATATTTTACAATACCTTGTAAGTTGCCCCAAGCTTCTTGGTCAGTTGGCGTAACTAAAACTGCTCGTTTGAAAGACGGAGTACTTAATGCTACTTTAAGTGTTAAATGATCTTGAACTTGTTTGTTAGCATCTGGAACATCTTTAATATACACAGCAAGAGTGGTTGGACTGTTAGACACTGCTCCTGTTTTTTCATTCTTGCTATAGGTTATTTGAGAATTTTCATCCGCTAGCTTTCCTACGGCAAGAACATCTTCTACAGTAATATGTTCCTTTTCACGCATTATTAGTTTTGCATACATAGCAAAGGCTTTTAATGCTTCGACAGTTGGACCTAGATTAGCTTTAGTATAATCCTGTTCGCCGCTAGCATCTCGTGCGATCTTTCCGCCAAATTCGTTAGTTTTTTGTAACGTACTTAGTCGGACACCTCCGATTGTATTAGGAATTGTAAATGGTTTAACTGGTTGTGCTTTTGGACTTGGATCTTTGGGATCGAAGTTATTTTTTAAAAAATCTTCAAGTTCTTTAATTTCAGCAGGTGTAACGTCTGAAATTATAATAGGATCGCCGGACAAGGCATGAAATGGCTTTTTGTGTTTTAACTTGTCAATAAGGTTTGCAAGTCGATAACGCTCTTTAAAATCCTTTGATTTTAAATGGTCTTCTGTTAAGATTGATTCTGATAAAATGTCAATTACACGCATAGTACAATATTTATACTATTTCTGGGAACAAACAATCCTGAATGAATGCCTGCACATCGGCTTCGTTTAAGCCTAAACTAGCCATAACTTTAGGTGTATGCGGGTTTTGTTTTTGATTACTACAGTAAAAATTCTGTAATTCTCTAGTATCTCTTGCTGTATTGTTAGTTTCGCTTACTGCTTCTAGATAATGATCAATGCCGTTACGGGCCATTGCCATGATCTGTTCAAGTTCTGTAGCATCACTTACATTACCTGCGGCAACCATACTTGAGCTGAATATACGTTCTGCCCAGTCTGGTAATTTTCGAGTCTTATTCCATTGTAGGCGTATTGCTTGTTCTGCAAACCATTCTAGCATTGGATGATCAATATTACCTGCTGGGCTAAAATCATAAAAGCATCCAGTGATCTTATTCTTACCTGCAATTACATCAAATCCAAAAATAGGAGCAGGATTATGTGTATAAGGAAAGATACAGCAATGCATCATCCATAGGCCTTTGCTCTCCCGAGCGTCGACGACATCTATGTGCGCCCTACGATAACGACTGCTTTGCCACACTTTGTTGACCCAGCCAGGTTGATTAAAACGTTCCATACCCGGTTCGTGTATAATACTACCTGTAGCATAGAATTTTGATTCAAAATATTGTTCAACTTCTATTAGTGTGTTCCATACGTCACTCATCTTTTACCAACGCTTTCATAATTTTAATTGCCCACGCAAATGCTACACGAGCTTCGTCACCGAGATCGTCAGTAAGTTCTGCACGTATGGCTGTTTTTAAATTTTCTGCATCTTTAAATTGATAGAAACGACCCGAGCCAGGACATTTCTTAGCAATAATCTGTCCACCAAACAAATCGCCCATATGGCGGCAGTATAGGTGTGCTTTGATTAAGTGTCTACGTTCTGGATCGTAGTTTAATTCAAGTAGATATTTGTAATAGTCAATAGTCTCAGGTAGCCATTTAAGATTGTGATGTATGCCCACTAGTTCCATACAGTCCTGAAATATCTTGTGTGCTCTTTCAATATCAGGCAAATTCTTTAGCATGCCTTGACTATTAGCGGCAGTTTCTATGCCGTTGTATACTAAAACCATTTGCCAAAGATAGTTAGCATACTCGTCTGCGGTGAACGAGCCTGTTACTAACTTTTTGGCAAATATTGTGCGTTCTGCGTCTGCGTGTAAATCGTGTGTTATATCACGTAGGCTCATTCTTCCTCCAGTTTAATTTGGAGAGGCCAGCCGCTAGTACGAGCCATCGACGTAGATTCAACTGCTTTTGCTTCGGCAATTTCAAAACTATAAACACCTGCAACACCTGAGCCAGTTTCATGTACTGCTAGAGTAATTTCTTGGGCAGTAACAGGAGTATGCCTAAACACTTCAATTAACAAACTTATTACAAAATCGACAGGAGTGCTGTCATCATTAAGTAAGATAACCTTCCAACGAAGTGGCTCACTTACTTTTATCTTAATTCTCTCATCTATTTTAATATCGGTGCTTGACATGTTGTTTCCTTAAATGCAGGGGGAGTTTCCTCCCCCATATTGTTATTTAATTATTTTATTATTTTATTTCTATTTGACGTGGTTTAAGAGCCTCTGGAACAATACGCTCAATTTCAATTTTAAGCATACCATCCTTAACTTCTGCGCCTCGAACTTCCATATACTCGGCTAGAGTATATGTTTGTTCAAAATCACGTGCCGCAAGACCACGATGCAGATACTGATATTCTGGATCAGCAGGAACATTATGTTCTCCACGGACAGTAAGTTGGTCTTGATCAACTTCTACTGTGATTTCTTCTTTACTAAACCCGGCAACTGCTATTTCAATACCATAATGACTTTCGTCATATTTTACAATATTGTGTGGAGGGTAGTTACCGTTAGTGTTTGAAAAATGCCCGTTAAAATAACGGTCAAATCCCACAAGTGCTCTGCTAAGATTAGCAAGATGAGCGGCGTCAATAGTTCTTAGTTGTGTCATGATATTTCTCCTTTAATAAGCAAGAACTGTGTAGGGCCCGACCATCGGCGCCCTACTTGTTTACATTATATTACTTCTTCTCTGTTGCGTCAACTTCTGTGAAGCTCGCATCTACAGTTTGTTCACCAGATTCAGCAGCCTTTTTCTCAGCTTCTGCTTTAGCAGATTCTGAGGCTTGTTTCTTAGTCATAACTGGACCAGCGGCTTCAAAGAATTCGCTAACTGATTTTTGGATTGCTTCAGGATCTTCTCCTGCACTAACTTCTTCCAATGCCTTAAGAGCATCTTCAAATTTAGTTTGCTCCTCTTCAGTTAATTGATCCTTGTACGTATCATAGTCTTTCTTGATAGTATGTTTAGTACTTTCGGCTTGATTACGTGCATTGATCAATTCTGCTGCCTTCTTATCTGCTTCAGCATTTTCTTCAGCTTCTTTAATCATACGTTGAATTTCAGCTTCAGTTAATCCTGAATCAGACTTGATAGTGATCTTGTTTTCTTTGCCAGTGTTTTTATCCTTGGCACTTACATTCAAGATACCGTTAGCATCTATGTCTAGGGTAACTTCAATCTGTGGCATACCACGCATTGCTGGTGCAATACCTTCTAGATTAAATTCACCTAGCATCTTGTTATATTTGAAGATATCACGTTCACCTTGTGCAACCTTAATAGTCACAGCTGGTTGGTTATCTTCTGCTGTTGAAAACACTTGGCTGTGTTTAGTAGGGATAGTTGTATTCTTTTGAATCAACTTGGTAAACACACCGCCCATTGTTTCAATACCTAATGTTAGTGGTGTAACATCTAACAATAGAACATCTGTCTTGTCGCCTGCTAGAACGGCGCCTTGAATTGCGGCACCTGCGGCAACTGCTTCGTCTGGGTTAACGTCCTTACGTGGAGCCTTGCCAAACAATTTCTCAACTGCTTCTTGTACTTTAGGCATACGTGTTTGTCCACCAACTAGAATAACTTCGTCGATGTCAGCGGCAGTAACCTTAGCATCTTTCATAGCAATCTTACATGGCTCAATTGAACGCTCAATTAGTTTGTCAACCATTTGTTCAAACTTAGCACGACTAATAGTTACATTCAAGTGTTTAGGACCACTTGCATCCGCAGTTACGTATGGAAGGTTAACTGTGGTAGTTGTAGTGCTTGACAATTCAATCTTGGCTTTTTCTGCGGCTTCTTTTAGACGCTGTAGGGCAAGCATATCTTTCTTAAGATCAACACCAGTGTCTTTCTTAAACTCATCTACTAGATGATCCATAATAGCTTGGTCAAAGTCTTCACCACCTAGGAATGTATCTCCGTTTGTGCTCAATACTTCGATTTGCTTGTCGCCGTCGATGTTGGCAATTTCAATAATTGATACGTCAAATGTACCACCACCTAGGTCATAGACAGCAACTTTACGATCTTTTTTATCTGCTTTGTCTACACCATAAGCAAGTGCGGCCGCTGTTGGTTCGTTGATAATACGTAGAACTTCTAGGCCAGCAATCTTACCTGCATCCTTAGTTGCCTGACGTTGACTGTCGTTAAAGTAAGCTGGAACAGTAATAACTGCCTTAGTTACTTCACTGCCAAGATAATCTTCAGCAGTCTTTTTCATTTTGCGAAGTACTTCAGCTGAAATTTGTGGTGGTGCTAATTTTTGTTCATCTACTTGTACCCATGCATCGCCGTTGTCAGCTTTGATAATGCTATATGGCATTAGATCAATATCTTTCTGCACAGCCGCTTCATCAAACTTACGTCCGATTAAACGCTTACTTGCGTAGATTGTATTTTTTGGGTTTGTGACTGCTTGTCGTTTTGCTGTTGCACCAACTAGGATTTCGTCCTTTGTATATGCAATGATTGATGGTGTTGTTCTAGCACCTTCGCTGTTTTCGATTACTTTTGCAACTCCGTTTTCTAGAATTGCTACACAGCTATTTGTTGTACCTAAATCGATACCGATGATTTTGCTCATAATAATCTCCTTTAATTAAGCAAGAAAAATGTAAGACCCTTACGGCGTTTTACATTTTTATTTATCTCTCAGATAGTTTCTTTATTGAAAATATTTGACCACTTTTTAAGTTTTTCGCGCTTGGCTTCTGCGGCTTGTTCGATATTAGTCCAGCTAACTACATCTAGTTCTTGCAGGATTTCAATCATAGCATACAAATCTCCCAATTCTTCTTCCAAGTGTTCCCTATTAGTTTTAGGTTTCCCTGGCTTAAAATTATCGAGACCAAAGCGACTGATTTTACTTATCGCCTGTATTACTTCGGCACACTCTTCTTGAAGAATGTCCATTACTTCTTTAGTTTGATTATCCATATATTACCTTTGGTTTGCAAATGGGGTTATATAATTACCTTGACTAGTAGTGCTAGTCCGTAATGTATTGTAAACGTTTTGAATACCCACTGCCTGATTCCAAGCATCTTCTAAGGCATGGTGTGCTGTTACTGGAGGACGATGTGGATTAATACCTAGATCAAAAGCTGTGCGTACATCACGTACTTCCCAGAATTGCCAAGGGATTGCTCGACCAATTTTACGGAATACGTGCTCGCATATGATGATATCAAAACATGCACCGTTAGCCCATACACGTTTTGCTCCCCAACAGAATTTATAAAGTCGAGCAAATGCTTCTTCAATATCAATTCTGTCTTCAGGACTAAATGCGGCTTCTTGAGCTTCTTTGCTTTGATTGGCCCACCAAGCAATAGTGTCATCGCTAGTAGTAAGTCCAATTCTATCACAACTGTCAATATCTACTTTACAGTAGAAACTATCCATATCTGATTCTTTTAATTCAGAACCAAATGGATCAAATTTAACTGCGCCAATTGTAAGTATTGTTGCGTCTGGAGTAGTGTTTAACGTTTCCAGGTCAATCATTATATCTGTTCTAGCCATTAAGTTCTTTCTTTATTGTGACTTAACAGTATAACAGATTATACTACATGTGTCAATATAATTTAGGTGGTAATTGATCTTTTTCGAGCTTCTTGCGCCAACGTGCTTTGGCAGCACCTTTGGCACGTTTACGAGTTGTAGTTGGTTTTTCGTAAAACTCTTTTTTGCGTAGGTCATCTAATGTACCTGCATCTTCTACTTTATTCTTAAATCGACGGAGACTTTGGTTAATGTTTTCTCCTTCTTTAACTGTAATACCAGTTCCTTTATTCTTCTTCTGAATCATCAGTGTCCTCGTTATCTTTTAGTTGATCTACAATCCAATCTAAATTATATATCCGATTTTTGCTTATTAGGTTATATGGGGTTGTTTCATCACTAGTAATGTAGTGTGCATTTGGATGTGCAATAATAAAAGAAATGAATTTTTTAGTTATTTCATCGCAATTGTCAACATCAATTATAACAATATCGACTTGTTGTGATACATCTAATAGCCAGCTAGTGTCGTGATCTTCTGCATCATAGATAAACACATTAAGATCATCTAAACTATGGCTTAGAATTGCTTGAAATTGTTGTTTTACGTGAACACTTGGTTTAACTAACAAGTAACTTAATGTTAGATTAAACAACTTATCAGGTGGAGTAATTACTGTTATTTTTCCTAAGTTCATAAATCTTTCTTTTTAATTCGTTGCCATATCGACTTTTCAGATTGCTCTGAATTTTGTACATAACTTAATCTCTGGTCTTTATCTGTATTGATCCCGTTGGATCCTTGATCATATAACTCTTTTTTTTTGAGTCTTCTGATTCAATAACTTCTGTAAGATTAGGTTTAACTCTGCCCTCTGGTATTACGTATGTAGCAGTATCAACCCATTGACTTCCATTGAATGTAAATGAACGAGCAGGTTTAAAATCCTCTCTTAAACATACATCACCTTCTTTAGGGTTTTCAGGAAATGATGTTGTCTTTGCTAGTTCTTGTGCTAATTCTGGAATAATATGATATTTTCTTGCTTCTCTCTGTATTGTAGATTCTTCTACAATAACTTCTGAAGAATCCGCAGTTACCGGTGTGGGTTCTTCTGCTGGCTCTGTTGCATCTGGGAATGGCCAATACACATCTGTTTCTGGATATGCAGGGGAAGCTACTATATGATTTAGAGATTCTTCTGGCGTAATTACCATAGTAACTTCTAACTTAGGATCTGGATAATCTGGTTCGTGATGTTCGTCTAAAATAGTATAGGGAATTTCAGGTTCTTCCACTTGTTTAACTTCCTCAGCCGTAGGCTTTTCACCTACGTCGGCAACAAATGCAGAATCATTCAATTCTTCAACTTGCTCGTCAATCCATGTAGATTCTTTTTGTTCTCTGTACCAACCAAACGTCATTTGTGCCGCTAGTAACATAATAACAGCCAATGGATCAAACACAATAACAATAAGAATAATAATCCATGTTACTGCACGTTCTAACATATTTTCGTCGGCACCGTGATCGCCATATAGAAACTTGGCTATGTATTTGATTGGCCCTACTTCAGCTTCAACCTTGCGTACCTCTGCGGCAATTGGCGCTCTTTCTTCGCTAAGGGCGGCAATAGTTTTCTGTTCGGCCGCAATCTCAGATTGAAGGCGGACACGTTCTTTTTGCTGTGCTCTTCGGATGCCAACAGCTTTATCGGCACCTTTTTCATCACTGCTTCGACCCATAACTTGGTCCACAGCCTCATCCATCTGTTTAAGCGCCTTCCGGTTCGCATCAATATTATCCTTTGCTGTTTTGATCTTTTCATCATAGATGGCAATTCTACTGGTTACATCGCCTGATACTAGATTTTGATCGTTGTGTGCTTTGGAAAGGAATCCAAAGATACCCATTGAAGTGATCAGCATTAACACAGATACGGCTGTGATCATGTAGTACTTCATGAAACGTGGAGCACGTTCCCAATTGGCCTTAAGCCAACTAGCGCATACTAGTTTGCCTACTTCAAGAGCAGATCCCATAATAATGATGGGAATTACTGCCGCTGAAAATATTGCAGTTAGACCTATCACAGAATAATAGATTGCAACTGCCGATATTGTTAAACCAGTGAGTAAAAGTAGCCAGGCTAAGATCATATAATATTTATTAACAAAAACACCTCTAAAGAAGTATACGTTAGAGGTGTTTTAAAGTCAATCCTTTTGATTATTTAAAAAGAATTAATGCCATTAAGGCCGCTTGCACAAAAAAGCCAAATCCAATAGTAACTATGTTAAGAAGATCTTTCTGGATAGTGGCTTTGATAAAAAAGCAAAATAATCCAATCCAACTAAACAACACTAGATCTACTGGAGGTGTTTTTTCTGTTAAGCCGGTCAGCATGGCAATGAGAGTAGGTATTGTGGCTAGATGCATTAGGACAACTGCAATCCAACCCATTGTTTCTGCTGAAACTTGGGGAGCGTGTTCTTTCAAAGTTTGAACCCAAAGATTCATATCAAGACTTGTACGCAAATTATTTTTGATTTTTTCTATGTTCATATCATTCCTTATAGGTAAAAGATGTGGTGGCCAATTTTAGCCACGGGCTGTTTGCCCCATTTTGGGTTAATGTAATCGCCATGAAAGTATAACGCATTTTTTACTGATGGCAATCTAAATCCTTCTAGTAAAACTTTTTTGGCTACTTCCATAGCTTCTGCATATACTTCTGAGTTGATTGGTCTCTTTAAAGTAGCTTGTTCGCAGTACCAACTGAATTGGCAAAGTACCTTTTGGTACACTACATTTTTTTGATAAACTACCTGGCAGATGTCAGACGGAAATTGTCCGCTTTCTGCTCGATTAATTGTTACTTGTGCCACAGCAACTTTACCTTCAAATGGCTCATAACCGGCCTCATGGTAAATGTTTCTTGCTAGGCATTCTAGTTGATGCATCCTAACATCTGCTGTGATTTGACTCACCTGTGTAGGTGCCTGTGCCTTCAGGTTTGCAATTTTATAATTAACTGCCTTGTACCCTGCCAGTGTTACTGCCAAAAAGGCAAATGCAAACACTGTAATTTTTATGATGCGTATCATATGGTTTTCTCCTTTACGCTGGATGAGGTATCGCTAGTACCGTTATTAATGTTTTGCTGTCTTCTTCTCCTACTTTAACAAATCATTAAACTCTTAACCCAGAAACCTTTCCGGGTCAATAAGTAATTATCCTTTTTAAATGACTGTTAAAAGTATAGTTTTTACTTAGCAAAGATTTATCGCCGCATTTTAGAAATATCTACGGCTTCTTCATCGCTAAAAACCGGCACTGCGTTGCTCTTATGCATGGTTGCAATGCCTAAAACTTTGGTTCCTGTGTAAACTTTAGCAGGAGCCAGTGTAGCAACACCTGCGCCTGAATTTTTACTTTTTATATGGCTAGTAGTGTCTCTACCTGCCGGAATAGTCAAACTATAACTACCACTCAAACTAGGTGCTTTCATTGCACGGGCTCGTTTCTTTTCTTCTGCTTCAACACCCCAACGTTTTTGGAGTTCTTTCCATGATTCGTCCAATTCTCTTGCCTTTCTTGCGTGTTCTGCCGAAGCAAACTTCTTTTTGCCTTTCTTTTTGCCTGTGGTACTAAGCCACGGACCTTCGATATGCATACTCAATTTTAACTCCAAAAGTTATCAATATCTGTTATTATACAACAGTTTTAATTAATTGTCAAGTATTTTTGAATTAGACTCGAAATGACTCGCCACACCCACAGCGATCACGTTCATTTGGGTTTTGGAAATCAAAACCTTCATTAAGTCCATTGCGGACCCAATCCATTGTTAAGCCATTTAGATATACTTGTGACTTAGCATCAACTAGGACACAAAAATCAGGTTGAGCAAAGTTAGTTACTCCTACTTCTGCCTCATACTTATCTACGTATTCTAATACATAGGCTAATCCACTACATCCCGTAGTTCTAACGCCAATTCTAATGCCAACGCCTTTTCCACGTTTAGCTAGGATCTTTTTAATTTGGTGTTTGGCCTGATCAGTTATATTAATCATTGGGACTAAAACTTGAACCACACCCACAAGTTGTTTGTGCGTTTGGATTTGTTATTACAAATTGACTACCCATCAGTTCTTCTTTATAATCTATTTCTGCACCAGTAAGATATTGCATACTCATACTATCAACTAGAACACGAAACCCATCTAGAGGAATTTCAAAATCATCTTCGTTCATTTCTTCATCAAATGTAAATCCGTAACTCATACCACTACAGCCACCGCCTTGTACAAATGTACGTAATGATAGTTTAGGATTATTTTCTTCTAACAGTAAGTCTTTAATTTTTGTTTTTGCTGACTCGGATATATTAATCATTAAATTTTTTCCTATAATCGGCTACTGCGGCTTTAACAGCATCCTCTGCTAATATTGAACAATGTATTTTTACGGGCGGGAGAGCAAGTTCTTCAGCAATTTCAGAATTTCGGATAGTTCCTGCTTGGTCCAGCGTTTTGCCTTTAACCCATTCTGTAATAAGAGAGCTTGACGCAATCGCTGAACCACAACCGTATGTCTTGAATCTGGCGTCTGTGATGATCCCATTTTCTACCTTTATTTGTAACTTCATTACATCACCACAGGCAGGAGCACCAACCATACCAGTACCCACTGTAGGATCATTCTTATCAAACGATCCTACGTTACGTGGATTTTCGTAGTGGTCGATTACTTTTTCTGAATACGCCATATTAGTTTATTCCTAACATTGAATTAACGTCAACTTTTAATTCAGCATATTGTCTAGCATATGGTTCAGTTAAATATGGTTGATTATCTGGTGCTAGTTTTCCGTAATCATATTGTATACGGTAACATAGTCTGTTTGCAACACCACCCAGTCGTCTATGTAATGTAATTGAATTATCAAACAGAACAAGATCGTTATCTTGTTGATACCAATGATCGTAGATGTATTCGTCAACAAATAATGTTTTATCTATTTGAGCAAATACTAAATCTGATTCTGCTTTGGTCATGCCTTTAATACCATCTATAGTGTTCACACTATAATGAAGACCTTTAATACCTATAGGACTTTGTATTACTAACGGTAATTCTGAAGGTTCAGGACACATATTTTTATAAACAATTTCTTCCTGTTCTGTGCGTGTTAATCCAGGATTAATACGACCGGGAGTAAATTTGTGTAAAATAATCATTTCGTCTAGTTCGCTACGAAAACTTTCGTTTTGTTTTTCGTACCAGTCTGCGGTTGTTACAAACCCGGTAGAACTACCAACTAATCCACGACTTCCAAGTAAACTTACACCCGGTGCAAACAAAAGATTTCCAGATTCATTTGAATGCCAGAGTAATTCGCCTTCGGCAAACATACCCAATGGCTGTCCTTTTTCATTCTTTAATCCAGATACTCTAAGTATGTTAGTGTCTTTTCTGCTTCCTTTAGTATCTAAAGAAATTAAGTTGACTAAACTTTTTGCCCAGAAAATGTCTTCTTCACTGATATTAGGTGCAGTAAATATTTGAGACAGATGCGTTAAATTATATTTTTTAAGTACACGATATGTTGAAAAGTTTCTTGCACTACCCCACTTTTCAATTTGATTTTCATATTGCTCGGCAGTTAAATTTACATTTCTTATTATAGTAACAAGGCTTTCTAAATGTAACTTACCAATTTCCATCCATTCTTCGTCTGTAATATTATTAAAATCTAAATCATCGATAAAGACTCCAAATCTTCCAAGTCCTGGTATTTTACTAATTTTCATTTTATTTTAATCCTAGCTCTTTTCTTATCTTGGTCGCTGAGATATCGGTAATCGATTCGTCAAAGGACTCTTGTTCAATTCTATAGCCGACATCGCGACCGTAAGTAATATTAACAATATTAGGAACCACTTGTATTTCATATTGTCCTTGATATAAGGGATCTAAATCTCTACGTATAAAATATTTAACCTGTTCTATAGCAAATGGATTAGTGCCTTGCCAACCTTGACAATCTCGAATTTGTATAACAACTTGTCCTGTTTTAGCAATAGCACGATTAAACAAGGCACGATGTCCATCATGCCACGGTTGCCAGCGCCCTAGCATTTGAACAGTTTCTTTTTGCCAATCAAACGTAGGACGTCTACGATCATTATTAATATGATCTGAGATAAACTCGGCCCATTTGTCGGCGTTTTGTTCTGTAATACGGAAATCATAAACATCAGGTTCTACAAACATTTTATTAGTATCTGCATATCGACCCTCAGAAATTGTGTCAACCCATACGGTCCAATCTGCTTTAAAGTTATTTCTCATTGCAGGAATGGGTGCTACAAAATCACATATTACATAATCAGTATTAGATTTATTAGCCATCTCTCGCATACGTACACTCTGTCTAATACGTCCCGCTTCGCTAAAATCCCAATCATTGTTTGCCTTACGTACTTCGTCTGCATTGAACCAGCTGACAGTGCGCCCTTCTTCCCATAGTTGCTGTCTTAATGCGTTTGCTAGTGTGGTTTTACCGGATCCTGGTAATCCCATAATTAAAATTCGTTTAGTCATTAAATTTATATCCAAATTCTAAAATATCTTTTTGAAAGATGTCTTCTACAATTTTTTGTGTAGTATCATTATAGTATTCTTGATAGGGCAAATTATCTATTTTATTAAATTGATACCTAGTATTTTCTATAGGTAGAGGATTATTATTACCTACATACTGCTGTATTACTGCAAAGTCTTGCGTTAAATTTTCAAATTTTAAAATATAATCTATTGGAGAAGTAATCCAATTTGCCTGTGGTTGAGACAAACTAGGATTACCTAAAGTAAACCCATCTCTTAAATTGCATACAAAATCTTCAAATGTAGGAACATTTCCGTTGTTAAATTCCACAAGGGCGGCCTTAAACATATGAAGACCAAAAAAGTACGAGGATATAGTCCTATCCCATGGATTCCTCACAATAGTAAAAGATTTATGTGGCATACTTACTTTGCTCTTTAGTAGTTCTAAAGATAAATGCCCGTGATTTTCGTCTGCAACTCCAACGTCAACTTTTTCTGCAATGCCCCGCAACCATATTCTTACACTTGTCCCTGCATTTTTTGGTATATGTAAAAATAAAAGTTCGCGGCCATCGAGTAAGTTATAGAGCATGTTAGTTGTTATAGCAAGTTCGTGTTCTTGTTATAGTGCCATCTGGGTTTTGTATTTCTGTCCAAGGACTACAATTTTGTTGTGCAGGTAATTGTTGTACAATCACTGGAGGTTGCTGTACAACTACTGGAGGTTGGTTACGAGCAATTTCGTAACCAATAACTCCACCAATAACTGTAGGTGCTACCCAAATCCATGGATTAGGACCACTTCTATATTGCCAATATCCGTGATGATGATGTTGGGCCATTGCAGCCGAACTAACAGATAGCAAGCAAAGAATTAATAGTTTTTTCATAACAGTCCCCTAGGTGTATATTATATAACGCCTTAGACTAATATTTAGTTGACTTATTTTGCTTCTTTGCGGGCGTTCTTAACTGCGGTAACATCGTTACGGGTGTCTTTGCACAACTTAGCCAAATCTTGGCAATGTTTGCGAACACGGGTACCTGCGGCACCTACTTCTTTATCATAGAACTTTTCAAAGTCTGCTTCCATTGCTTCTACGATTGCTGTGAATTCTGCGTGTTTATTTGTAGCCATATATTTCTCCTTTAAGGCAAGTACCATGTACTTAGCACTAGTGTATAGGGGTTAAAAATAAATGTCAAAGAATTTGATTACGGAAGTTTGGTAACACCTTTTAGAACAGATTTGAGTGCCGCCAATTCTGCAGGTAAATTGCCAATGCCGCAACTAACGGCGCAAGTTCTCCTGGATTTTTTGCATAGTAGGCATATTGTGTTGACTTTTCTACCAGTGTATACGGATCAACGGTATGAATACCTTGATTGTTTGCCATATTAGTGATTGAAGACATATCTGCTTCTAAGGTGTTTAATGAATGTGCCATCGCTGAGAATCCACCGGCGGCTGCAATTAATGATACTGTTCCCTTTTGTGGAACACTAACATAAAATTCGGCGGCAACTCCGGGGACAACATAATCAACAATAAATGTACCTGGTAAAATTCCTTGGCCAGTTAACAACATACCAGGTCGAGGATCTGCTTGCGCAATCGGAACTGGGGGAGTGCATGTTAATAGCCCGTATCCTCCAGCCATAAAATCAATTGGGCCATCATTATTAGGATATTGTGTTGATATAATAATTGATGTACTAGTATTAACCGTGGCAATTTTTGCTAGGCCACCAAACCAGCCAGTGTTGTCTGCTGGAGCATCTGCTAGATTAGTTAATACCATTCCAGGTTTCATTAATGCTACAGATTGAGGAGGTAATCCCGAAAGTAACGATCCAGATAGTGTTCCAGTAATATGGGCTAGTTGTGATACTGGCTGTACAGGTGTAAAAGTTCCTGCAAGGATATATGTTGTTTCAGATAAATTTTCCAATGCGTTAGAAATTCGTTCTAAGTATGGGGAATAATTAAATGCAACGCCCGAAGTGCCAGTAGTCTGGCCAGTTAAAGTTCCAAAAATTGGAATAGCCGCAGTAACTCCTGCTAAATCGGATCCGGGTACTGTTGGAATAACTGGTCTAAAGTATGGCATAATTTATTTTAGGCTAGCTGAATGCCAGTCGTCTGTTGTATATAACGGTCAGCGGCATCTTTAATTGTAGGTGCAAGAACCATTATAGTATTTTTATTTATAGTAACTTCTGCATCTGGGTCAGTTGTAAATAAGAAGGGAACTAGTCCAATTCCTTTTTCTGTAGCTGTTAAGCATAGAGGTTTAGTTACCCTAACACCTACTACACCGTCTTCTACTAATTTAGCAACAATTTCCTCTCCTGCTGTAGTCTTAATTGTAACTACTTCTCCTGCTGTAATGCCTTTATTAATTAACATGCTTATCCTTTTAATGTATTAAAAAATTCTTCGTCTTTACCTGCTAGGCCTTGATAGCCGCCAGGTAGTAAAACACCGTCTTTAAAAATTTGTGGAACTGATCGTAAACCTAAATCTACTAGTGTTTCACGATGTTCTGGTTGTTCTTCAATATTAATTGTTTTAAATGGAATGTGCTTACTTTCCAATAATGCTTTTGCTCTATCACAAAATGGACAATTATTTTTACTATATATTGTAATCATATGTTTCTCTTATAATGCTGGTAATTCTTCATAATTTAGATTTTCACTCATTATGCCAATGACATAATTTGTACTTTCGTTTTCTTGCAATGCTGTTTGTTTTTTACTAGTATCGCTGTGCTTGTTGAACCAAGGTATTGGTGTTGATTTAGGAAATGGATTATTATATTTAATACCGATATCCTTAAGAGCACTTGCGGCTGTATAGTCTACAAAATCTTTTAGAATGTTAGCGTTTAATCCAATAACTGGGCCTTTGTTAAACAAGTAGTCAGCCCATGCTTTTTCTTCACGTATAACATCCATATATAGATTATATACTTCTTGTTCACATTCTGCTTTTGCTTTGGCAAAACGGCTGTCTTCTTTAACTGATTGGTTGATTAAGTAAGCAGTCCATTCTTTATGTAATAATTCGTCTTGCAGAATCAAACTAATAATGTTGCCGTTGCCAATAAAGATCTTGTTCTCTACCATTGCTAGACTTGTAGCAAACGATACCATAAAGCGGAACGCCTCCAATGCGTATGATGCATTGAGAGCTAACCAAATAGCCTTAATGTGTTCATCTTCACTTACTGCAAAACCATTGTCATTTAATTCTTTACGACAATTTAATCGATGCAGCCAATCATAATACTTGCCAACACTTGACGCCATGTTAACAATTTCAGTTGTGTCATGGATAGTGTTGAACACATCTTTTGGCACATTGTAGATGTTGCGGATGATGTGACTATATGATTTGCTGTGAATGTTTGTTTCAAAGAATCCCCAGTTGTACATAAGAGCTTCAACTTCGGGCAAGCTACACACTGGAGTAAATACCTGCGTTGGCCCACGTCCTTGAAGACTATCTAATGCTGTTTGTCTTAGTAAGTTACTGGTAAAGATATGTTTAACTGCATCGCTTGCATCTTTAAAATCGTTTGCATCTTTAGTTAAACTAATTTCTTCTGGTTGCCAAAAGAAACCACGTGCAGTTGCATCATAGTCTGCAATCTTTTTGTACTTAACTTCTTCAAATCGTTGGATTGTAACTGGGCCTGCTGGGTCTAAGAACATCTTGCGGCTAAGATAGTCAGTGCGTGTACGTAAATTATATTGTGCGTTACTCATTGATATTTTCCTAATTTATATATTGTATCTAATTAATTTACCGTTTTCGTATTCGTCAATTGCTAATTTAATATTATCAAATACTAGCGAATTTTTAAATTCTCCGTCTAAATGATTAGGTCTTCGATCACGATGCATTTTACTAAGATCAGAATCTAACAATGATATGCAAACAAGCGGTGGCCGTATCTCAACTCCGTTAGTCCATCGATAATGGTAATTTACGTTTTCTGGTTTAAAACTTTCATCATTCCATGCTTTGCATTTACCAAACGACCATAGGTGTATAATTTTAGTAGTCTTTGGAAAATTGCTTAAAATGTTTAAATCTATATACTGCATAAGCGCAATATACTCAAGTTCTATTAAATCTGCGTCGTATATATGTTTGTAATACTCTCGAGCAGCCAAGTGTAACTCATCAGTGTCTGTATAATCAATCACAGTATGTGTAATATTTCTTACAGTTCTATGAAATAATCTTCCTGGATTTGTCCATGTAAATATACAAACATCCGGGTATGAGTTTTTTTTAATATACGGATTTAATTGGTTTAATAATAAATCCTGAACTCCAGTACTGCCGTGACCTAAACTAACAATTTTTGCAGAATAATGCTCTTCTAATTTTTTTATATAAGTTTTGTAGTTGTCAAGAAATAATAAATTTCCATATTTTCGACAACAATAACTATCACCAAAAAATCCTATAGTTAGTTTCATAAGATAGCCTTACTCATTATCACCTCTATATTCTATATTAAGACCGCCTTCTTCATCAATCCATACTTTATCAACGTCTGGATCTCTAAGTGCAGATAAAATCATATTTTTAGCTTCTTTTTCAATTGGAACTGATTCGTGTATATTAAATTGCGCTAATAAATCAGCAATCTCTTTGTCAACTGCTATTTCACTTAGCAAGTCAACAGCAGGTTGTATTTCTTCAAACGAATTATTCATAGTTTACATGCCTCACAATCATCTTCATCGTATTCAATTTCAACATAATTTTGTGCAATAGATTGCACAATATCTTCGTCTATGTTTTTACTACCAGCTTTATTAATCAAACTATAATAGAATGTTTTTAAACCCCATATATGGGCCTGCATTAAATTTTTAGCAATCAATGTAGTTGGAACCTTGCGATCTGCAAAGTGTGCTGGATTATAAAATGTGTTAGTACTTATACTCTGATCAACATAGGCAGCTAACACACTGGCTGTTTTTAAATAACCATCACAGTCTTTTTGTTCCCACATCATTTGATATTTGTTTTTTAGTTTAGCATATTCAGGTACAACTTGTGTAAAAGAACCTGCTTTGCTTTCCTTAGTTGAAATAAGCGACATAGGCATTTCAATGCCATTAGTACTGTTAATAACAACACTAGAACTTTCAACAGGAGCAATAGCCATAAGTGTAGCATTTCGAACTCCGTATTGTTTCATATTAGTACGTAGTGTTTCCCAGTCAAGTTCTGGTGTAAAGTCGGCAAGGTCATTTACTCCTTTGGCACGTAATTCCCAAGGGAAAAAGCCTTGCCCATAGCGTGTCTTATTACTATGTGTACACGCCCCGCGTTCTTTGGCTAATTCTACAGTAGCTTCTGTTAGGTAAAATGCCTGATGTTCTATCCAACTCTTTACATCTTGTAGTGCATCTTTGTCGCCATAGCGTAAGCCACGCTTGGCATGCCAGTAGGCTAGATTAGTAACACCAATGCCAAGTGGCTGTATTTCGTCGTTGCTTAGTTTGCTTTGGATTGATAGAAAATCTTGGTAGTCCAATATATTGCAAAGACTACGTTGTAGAATACGGCAAGCCCTACGCATATCTTCTGGATTACGGAAAGCTCCCCAATTGATTGAACCCAATGTGCAGAGAGCAATACGGCCGTCAGCATCATCAAGGCGCTTGAAAGATTTTGTAGGTAATAGAATTTCACAGCAAAGGTTACTCTGGTAGATTGTATGATAC